GGGAGGTTTCCCTCCCCTCTCATAGATCATGCATTCACCGATCAGCCGTTGACGACTGCGCCTGCGCCGATTTCTGCGGCAGTCGTGCGACCATCTGCAGGATTCGTGAGAGTGCAAACGAGTGCGCCCGTCGTCATCGCGCCGCCTGCCGATGCCTGAACCTTCAGGTATCGCTTGCGGCCTCGGAGGTCGACGTTGTAGACGACCTTCGCGACGTTGGTCGCAACTGCCGCGCTCGATGGAGTCCAGTCCGTTCCAGGAACGAAGCCAGAAATCGCAGCGTGGCCGGAGCCTGCCGTGTCGCTGTGTTGAATGTACTGATTCGTGAGAACGGTCGAAAGGCCGTGAGTAGTCGGAGAGGTTCCGTCGACGAAGGCAATCGATGCGTATGAGAATCCGAGCGTGTCGAATTCTGCGGTCAAGAGGCCTGCGGCAGTCGCCGCGCCTGCGACGGTAATGATCTTGTAATTCGCTTTCATGTGTGCTTTCTCCTATGGATCAGAAGGTGAACTTGATGATGCCACCAGTTGCGGACGACGATCCGACGTTCGCGCACACGATGTCGACGCGCTCGGTTCCACGAACGACGCGCTCGTCCTGCTCGAAGGCGTTGAGAGCCGAATCGCTGAACGCGATCGAGGTCGCGCGGCGATCGCCGAGATAGCAGGCTTGCGAGAGGTCGCCGATGTAGGCAACGACCGAATCGCCAGTCGTTGGCGTGTACGGAATGACTTGGGTGAATTCGACTGGAGTTCCGAAGAACTTTGGAGTCGCGATGCCATTCACGATTTCGCTTGCGGTCGCGCCACCTGCGGCAAACGCGAGACGCTCGAAGACCGCGTGATAGGTCGACTTATTGCAGAAGATCTTCACGTTGTTTCGTTGGAACGCCCAAGCAGGAAGCAATGCAAACGCCGTCGAAACTTGAGCCGACGTGATGTTTGAATAGTTCGTCGCCGCGCCGGAGTCGCTGACTTGATAGGTCGCGTTCGAGAGCGCAGTTGCGAGGCCGACTACGCCGCCGTACGTCGACGTGCCGTCGCCGTTGAAGCCTGCGTCGTCTTCCTTGAACGCGAACTGGTACGCGATTTCGTTCGCGACATCGCTCGCAAGGTCGATGATCGAGTCTTCGAGGAGTTCATTCGAGACGGTCGTCAGCGCAGTCAACTTCTTCGCGACGAGTTGCACGTTGTCGAAGCCCATCGTCGACTCGGTCGCGGCCATTGCTTCGCCGACCCAGTACGCCGTGAGGCCCGTATTCTTGCGAGGAATGCGGAGCGTGTCCGAGGTCATGCGATAGATCTTCGCATTGCGACGGAACACGCCGTACTGTTCGCGAAGCGTGACGAGTTCAGCGGCCATCTCGTCAGGGACGAGGAAGCCACCTTGCGAGTTCACGCCTTCGGTATGAGCCTTGATCGCGATACCGAAGTTCTTGCAATTCTCGACCGACTTCTTGTGGCCGAGAGTTGCGAGACACCACGTGCCGAACTTCCAAGCCATCTCCTTCGAGGAGAACGCCTTGCGGCCTGCGCTGTACACGCGAGCCCGTTCCCAAGGCTTGTCGTCGATGTTTGCGACAGCCGAGAGGCCGCGCGGCATCGCGTCGAGACGCGAAGCGACTTCGCGACGGATCGACTTCGAGATCTGCTCCTTGTCCTCTTCGCTCATCATGTCGGTCGATGGAGCAGCGGCAGCGATCGTCACGTCGAGCGTGTCTGGATCGACGGCCATGCCTTCGGCATCCGTGACCATGTAGCCTTCGAGGATGAGTTTCTTCTGAATTGCCACGCCGTCAGCACCCTTGATGCGAGCGGCCTTCTCAAGCGCGTTCTTGAACTGATCGAGATTCATCGTCTTCATGTCTGTACCTTTCGAATTCAAAGAGACAACTCTTCTCTTCCGAGCGAGGCCGCGTTTCAAGCGAAGTGCCGTGAGCGTTGCCGAACGTCAGAGCCAGAGTCGACCGCGAGCGCGAGCAATTTCGCGCTCTACGGTTTCAGAGAGCATGATCGACCGCGCCGCCTTTGTAGATGAGTGCGCGGGAATCGAAATAGAAACGACCGTCCGCTTCGGAGGCTCAATGCCAAACCATTTACGCGCGGAAGCAGGCGAGCAGATTCCCTTCTTGACTGCCGTGATGAGTGCTTCTGGATTCGCTTGCAATGGCGCGAGCGAGACTTCGAGCAACTTCCACCGCGAGTAGATCGTCTTCACGTCCTCGCCGTACTTCTTCTTATCGATGTCGGTCGCGCGGCGCACTCCTCCGGCCTCCGGAACGTATCCGACCGAGACTGCGCGAACGATGCCTTGGCCGACGAGAGCAGCGGCGACCTCGGGGAAGAAGTCGCCGGAGTATCCGTCAGGACGCTTCGCGAAGACGAAGTCGCCGACGATGTCTCGCTCTCGACGCTTGAGGCCGACCGTCGTTCCGACTGGCTCCGCGTAGTCGTGATTCCAGAAGAGAGTCGGATTCTGCTCGAACTCCTTTGAGTTCATTCCGGCAGGGATCAAGACTTCGCCATCGCGATCGAGCGTCTCTGCCGTGATGATCGCGGTGAATCCCTTCGCCGTCGAAGTAAGTTCCGCGCCAAGTGCCTTCCGCTTGAGATCGTTCATCGCATGATCCTTTCGACTTGCGCGTCAATCGCTGCAATTTCTTCTGCATTCTCCGCGATGATCTGGCGGAGATTCTCGGCTTCTGCTTCGGCGAGTTCGCGCTCTGCTTGTTGCATTTCTGCTTCGAACTCGTCATCGAGCCGAGGCTGAAGAGCGCAGCGGCAGTTCGGATGCAAAGGAGGCCCGTCAATCGCTTCGTAATCCGCGACCATGATTCCTCCGTCCTTGCCGATGATCTCCGAGCCTTCACCGTAGAAAGAGTCTTCGAGGCCGACTGCATTCTTTGAGAACGCATCGCTCGCGGCCTCGCAGAATTCACAAGGATCAGGCGCGAGGAGCCACGTCTTCCCGCTCACGACACCAGAGGCTTTCCACGCTTCGACTTCGGCACGTCGGCTCGCGCGTTGCGCTTCCGTTCGAGCGATCGTCAAAGCGCGTCGAGTCGTCGCGCGTTCCGCGTCTCCGTCCTTCACGGCCCACGTCTTCACGCGCTCCGCGATCTCTGGAATCGTCTCGCCGTTCGCGACTCCGTCTCCGATGACCTTCGAGAACTTGACTGCCGTCCAACGATTCGTCGAGTCTGCCGCGCGATTCGCGAGACGGATCGATTCGCTTCGAGCGTACGCCTTCAGATCCTCGCCATGCTTGTCGAAGTTCACCGGCAAGGCTTTCATCTTCTCAAGCGTCGTCTTCCCGAGGATGATGCCTGCCGCGAGCGAGTCTTCGAGATACGGTCGAAGCGCGTCGACGATGTCCTTGCGCCACTTCTTCGATTCAAGAAGAGACTGAACTTCTGCGGCGAGTTCTTGAGTCGGAGCGTCCTGCTTCGCAATGCGTTCGAGAACGGCCTTGACCTGTCGATCGAAGATGCGACCGACGCTCTTCCCGAGTTCATCCTCGCGCTTCGTGATCTTGTCGAACTCCTTGAGCGCGTCCTTGCCGAGATCCTTCGTGATAACGTGCGGAGGTTCGATCTCGTCGGCCTCGATCGCCTTCGTCCAGAGATCAGAGAGAGACTTCTTCGCATCGCACGATCCGCAACCGCAAGCACACTTCTTCTTGCGCTCCGAGTTGCGCTCGCGCTCGCGATCGAACTCCTCGATCTTGCGCTTGGCCCAAGCGAAGCCGTCGTCGCCGCCCCATCCGTACCATGCTTGCCATCCGCGCCCCTGCTCATCCCAAGTGGAGCCTTGCTTGTCGACTTCGTGACGCTCGAAGTACGCGGCCATGCGGCGGATCGTGTCTTCAGAAAGTCGCACTCGATTCATCAAGTCGCGAGCGCGAGCGATACCGACTGCGGTCATTCCGCGCTCGCTCTCTGGCTTGCGAGCGCGAACTTCGAGAGCGCGGCGAGCATTGTCGGCAACCGACTGCGGAGGACGCGTGTCGATGTCGCCGATCGCCTTCGTCTCGATCTCGCCGAGCGTCTTTCCTTCGGCGCACATCGAGTACGCGATCGCGACTGCCTGATCCTGCGGATATCCCTCCGCGATCAACGTCGGAATCTTCTCCGAGACACAATCAGACAAAGCGTCTTTCTGCTCTGGCTGTGTCGGAAGCATCGGAGGCTCCTCGATCTCGTTTGAGGCATCCAGAGGCCCCGTAAGGCCGTCCGGCGCACTAGAAGCCATACCGAGAGGCGCGACAGGCGCAGGGCCGCCGAGAGGCTGTCCGTTGACGAGAAGCGCATCGGCCATCGGGTCTTCGACTGGCTCAAGGCCTTCGCGCATTCGCGCCTCGTTCGCGGTCATGATTCCGCCTGCGACCATCGAGCGAAGTTTCTCGAAGGCGAATCGCTCATCCTCGGAAACCGGATTGTCATAGGCGAGGAAGGCATCCTCTTCGATATTGAAGAGCGGAAGAAGATTCTGATTCAGCGTCTCTTCATCCATGCGGAGAAGAGGAAGGATCGTCGTCTGCTTCCATGATGCGAAGCCTACGGTCGCGCTCGCGAGATTCGGATCGTTCGCCTTGAGCATCGAGACGGGAACGCCAAATACTGCGGCGATCTCTTCGACGATCTGCTCGCGGCCTGCGAGATCCTTCGGAGGGAAAGAGAGAGGTTTGAGGTCGATGTCTGCCGTCGTCGTGAGGAAGCGTCCAGTCCGCTTCGATCCGCGCAACTTCTCGTCGATCGAGACTTCGAGCCGTTCGAGTTCGTCGTCGTGTGCAGGCGACTTGACGACGAGGAGATAGTCAGGCCGCGCCTTGTTCGCGAAGAATGCGACATCCATCTCATGGATAGCCTCGTTCGCCATAATCGCGCCCCAAGCGGCCTCGACCTTGCCGATCCCGTAGTACATATCCGCCGGATTCGGTCGCTTGAAATGGATCACTTCATCCGGCGCATATGTGTTCTCGCGCTTCTGCTCTTCGGTCGCGCCGTAGCGATAGCCCTTGACGAAGTCTTCGCCTTGCTGTCCTGCGATGATCTCGACGAATTGCGAAGGCATCGTCCAGAGTTGCACCGGAACGCCGAGACGTTGGTCGATGACTGGATGGATATAGGCATTCCCCGTCAACTCGCCGTAAAGAACGCGAAGGACGGTCGCATCGAATCCGTTCTGGTAGGGGTTGACCTTCGAGAGCAACTGAAGGATCGGATGCGCGTCGTCGACGACCTCGAAGTCGTCGCCGTACTCTGCGGCCTTCGTGAGCGCGTATCGACTCGGTCGCTGTTCGAGATCTCCGAAGAGATATGCCTTCGTGCGGCGCGAAGCCTTGCGAGTGTTCCAGAGTTTCGTCGACTGGCTCTTATTCCGAACGTACAAGCGAAGAGGCTGACTCGCGACAGCGACGGCGTTCAGATTTGCCGCTGCGTAGATCCATGATCGGTACGCATTCACGGCAGAGCGATAGTCAAACGGCGAACGCTTCGCAGGCTCGCCGCGAAGGATCGTCATCGAGGAGTTGAAGAACTTCTCCGGAGTGAATGCCGCTTTGATTCGTGCGAGTAGATTCATCAGATGACTTTCACCATGAGAGGCCTTCGCGCTCGACGCGCGAGGACTGCGAGCGCGAGAGCGCAAACGCCGTCGTCGTGTCCGACTGTCGCCTCATAGGAGACGTTCCTTCCCGAGTATCGGAAGCCAAACGATTCGAGTTCACTCCGTAGCCAACCATCGGGAAAGCGGATATCCGCAGTCGAGATCGCGATCTGTAAGCCTTCCATGAGTTGCTGCTTGCTCTGGCTTGTGAATTTGAAGCCTTCGGTTCTGCGGCAAACTTTGCGAAGATCTTCGACGATCGGATCTCCGACACCAGTCGAGTCGATCTGCGCCGGAGCGTTCCCGATCATCTTTGCGAGTCTCTCGCGCGTGACGTTCCAAGGAGCCTGCCATCGTTCGAGCCGACAGACGCGGCCCTCGGCATCGAGGCCGACTGCGACCGTCCAGTCCTGCGACTTCGCGAGGTCGACTCCCCAAGCCTCTGGAGTTGCCGTCGACATCGACGCGATGCAAGCGCGGATCGCATCGAGGCCGAACGGATTGCCTCCGTCCTCTGCGGGAATGCCTTCGAGTTCCTGATCGGCGATCGCCTTCGGCAGACTCGCTCGCATCGCTTCGACTTCCGCAGGATCGAGAAACGGATTCGACATCGAGCCGATTCGGAACGCGGCCCAAGTTCCAGTCGTGTCGCCTTCCGCTTCAAGGAAGAGACGATGGAAGTCTCCAGTTCCTTTCGGAGTTCCCGCGAAGATCGCGCTTCCCTTGCGATCGGCGAGAGTCGGTCGAATCGCTGCTCGCCAGATGTCGAGAAGGCCGACGACAAATCCGGCCTCATCGATCGCCACTCGATCGTAGAAACGTCCTCGGCCTGCGTCCGCGTCTTCAAGCGTCCAGAAGTCGATCGATCCGCCGGTCGATAGTTCGATTCGCTTCTCAACTCGATCGTGTTTCGAGATGAGCGGC